TTAAAGAATTAACAGTAAGTGATGAGAAGAAACCTAATTGAGAACTAATTGTAGTAGTTGATAAACCATTACTTAGAACAGTTAGTCCACCAACTGTAAGACCTCCAGTTGTAATTGAAACTGAATTACTATGTGTAGTTGCAGTTGTTGTGTTCAGGGTAGCAACATTTAGTGATTGACCAATAGATGCGGAACCAACTGTAAGAGTATTAATATATGCTGATGCAGTACTAATTGATGTTGTTGATATTCCTCCACCAAATACAGCAAGACCAGATGTGTAAAGAGTTATTATTGAAAGATTATTTATTATTGCTGTAGCACTTGATAAATAGTTTACATAAATGCTGCTTGTATTGAGTGAACTAAAATTTGCCGAACCACCAACAAGACTTCCTAGAGCAGCACTACTTATATTGATAGCATTCAAAGAACTTACATAAATAGTATCTGCCGTTAAGATACCAGTACTGATAGCAAGAGTAGAGATACTTGAAAAAACAGTAAGAAAACTTGTGAATGTGCTTGCAGTACTTGCTTGATTAGTTCCAGCACCACCAATGATCGCTTCTGATGGGATAGTACCTGAAGAAAAATTAGCAGATGTTAAAGTACCAACAATCCGGGCTGCAGGAATATTTGTAAGACCAAGTGCGGATCCATAGAAATAAGTTCCAGAAACAGTACCTGTTATATTAGCAGGACCCACAATATTTATACCACGTGAATCAACCACATCAAAAGCAGTAGTTGGAGAACTAGTTCCAATACCAATTTGATATGTATTTGTATTTATAGTCATTAAAGCTTTTGATCCATTAAAAGTAGAAATATTACAAGCTGCATCATAAATAACCATAGTACTATTTCCAATAAATAATGAGTTACCCAGATGTGGATCTGGTACTAGTAGAATTGTTTCAGCATTTTTTGTTGCTGAAACATTTGTAAATGCAATACGATCACTTGTAAAATAAAGAATCGTAGACATATCACACCCTATAAAATACAAGGTTTATAAAATGAACCGCGTAAATCTAGCTAAAATAGAATACAATGAAATTATAATGGGTTTTACCGAAGAGTCAATAATTCAACCTATTTCTCAACCTAAATTTTCACTTTCTAGCATTAAAACATCATCAGAGATAAAGGCAATTTTTCTAACAACAACAAAGATACCAGATCACCATCTCTGGGCAAATGGACTTTTTCAGAATGTATTTGTGTTATATACTATGTTTGAAGCAGCCGGGTATCAACCATTTTTCTTTGTGGATTCGGTAAAGAACAATCCTGAATCTGAGTTACATAAGTCTATAAGAGTAACAGATATGGACACATTTATGAAGGCGCCATTTCGTTTACATGCATATATAGAGTTGGGAATGTCATGTGCTCCAAACATAAGAAATGCTTTTAGATCAATTGGAGCAAAAGTTATAAAAGTGTATCTTGGAAATATTTTGAATATTGATATTGAAACTCCAATGTTTTATCCGGAAATGAATTTTAGTCACCACGTAATTGGAGGACTAGATGAAATTTGGGTTTCACCACATTATTGGGCCCACAAAGAATTTTCTGGTAGAATAAATGGTATAACTTCAAAAGCAAAGGTGTGTCCGTATGTATGGGATTCTCGTTTTATTCAAGTTAATAAGGATATTTACCAACATAGAATGTCTCCACCCTATAGTTTTACAGTAATGGAACCAAATATTAGTTTTCAGAAAAACAGTTTTTTTCCAATTATGATGGTTGAAGCTTTATTTAAGAAATCGCCACATTTAGTGCAAGATTGTGTAGTGGTTAATGGCGATAAATTCAAGAATAATCCTTTTTTTGCACAAAATATTTTACCTGAATTAGAAATCTTCAAGGCAGGTAAGTTACATTTACTTCCAAGAGCAGATGTAATCACAGTTTCAAAACATTTAAATAATCATATTTTATTACAACATACAGTAAATAACGAATACAACTATAGTTTTTTAGAACATATGCATATGGGATTTCCAGTAATTCATAATTTTTCTTGTTTTAAAGATTATGGTTATTATTATGAAAATAATAATTTAGATTCTGCGATAGCAGCAATAGAGGATGTAATAACAAATCACATCCTTCGCAAAGAAATGTATAAGACACAATCACAAGAACTTAGCTGGAGATTTTCACCTTATAATTCAGAAAATCAAAAAGCCTGGCTCAAATTAATTGATGATGCAGTACCACTTAAGATAGAATGAGGCTGCGTAAAAAGTTTAAACGTTTCATACACTTAATAATTAGGATGTTGATTGGTTTTAATATTTTAGACACTGATAGCGTATTTGCAAAAGGAAGCAACAGAACTGCTCTTGCTTTTGCATTTTGGTGTTGTGAAAATGGTCACACAGTACAATTTATATCGCCTGTAGGAAATCCCAATCAATTTATTGAGATAACTGAACTTTTAAGACAAAAGAAAATAATATGCTCTTCAATTGATTCATTTATTCAAAGTAAGCAACAATTTGACATACTTTTTGAGATATCTTTTTATACACCAGAAAATCTTCGGACACAGATTGCGAAGAGATGCATTATGTGGTTTCAACAGCCACCTGTTTTCAACGACATGGAAAGTTCAGTATATTTCTATAGTAATTTTATTCGTAAGATGACAAATATTTCCGAAGTGTGGATCCCTGATTCATATTCAGCTGAGAATAGTATTTACATAGAACGTATTTATAATTTACCTGTTCGTAAGGTTCCGTGGATTTGGGAACACGAAAGTTTAGACTTATACTGCAAAAAGAATGGTTTAACAAAATGGAATCAAAATAACAATCCAAATATTCATTGTTGTGTTCTAGAAAGTAATAATACAAATACAAGCAATTGTATAATTCCACTTTGTATAATTGCAGAAATAAAAGATAAAAAATTAGTGAATGATTGGATAGTTTCAAATGGTGAAACTTTAAAAAAAAATGCATATTTCAAAAATAATGTATTAGGGAATCTTTTTAATAACCAAGATGTTTCTGGAAATTTTGTTGGAAGGATACCAATTCCTGAATTAAAAAAGTTTCAAAGTGTTTTAATAACGCATCAGAGATGGAAACCTCTAAAGCATTTATTGCTAGATGCACTATGGTTAGATGTCCCTATGGTTCATAACTGTGAAATAATTAATAATAAATTAGGGACTTCTGGAGGATATTATTATTTTTTGAATGAGATAGAAACAGCAGCAAAAAGATTTGAGGATCTAACAAAAGATATAAAGAATGGCACAAATTATTTTAGTTCTGATGCACAAACTCATAGAAAGTTATATCTTTTAACAGAGCATGATTACAAGAGTGAAAAGAATAAGATTTTTTTTACACAAGCGCTTCAGTCACCTTTAAAGCAAATAAAGCAGAAGAATAAAGTCTTTAGGATTACATTTTCAGACATGTGGTCTGAATTTAATTCAAATTATAATTTCTTCACACTTTTGCTAGAAGATCATATTAAAAAGAATAATTTAGATATTGAAATAGTTATAGATCAAGAATCGCCGCAATTAGTTATTTTTGGACCATTTGGTAACAATTTTACAAAGTATGGTAATGTACCTAAGATTTTTTTTAGTGGAGAAAATTCACCTCATATAGGTGGACCCGATTTAATTCTAAGTGTCGGTCATCATCCAGAAATTAATGAGCAGACATTGCGGTTACCTTTATGGATTCTAGAGGTTGATTGGTTTAAAGCGGATGCAAATAAAATTCAAAATCCGAAGCCAATACCCTATGAGATATGTGCAAAGCCACCTCTAAATTATATAACAAAGAAGCAGAAGTTTTGTTCTTACATTGTAAGTAATCCCAAGAATGAACACAGAAATAAAGCACTAGGAGAAATTTCAAAATACAAGCATGTAGATTCTGCAGGAGCTTCACAGAATAATATGAGTCAAAAGTTGGAAGGAGGATTAGGAGGAGGCGGAGGAGAATTAATAAAACACAACTTCTTGCAAGATTATAAGTTTAACATATGTTTTGAGAATGAACAGCAAGCTGGTTATATTACAGAAAAATATTTTCACTCTAAAGCTGCGGGATGTATACCAATTTATTGGGGTGATCCGGATTTAAGTCGTGATTTTGATCCTGCTGGAGGAATAAATGCACATGGAAAGACATGGGAACAAGTAATAGCAGAGGTTAAATCAGTTGATGAAGATATAACAAAATGGTTAACAATGTATTCAATTCCTGCATTACCAGTAAAGTCAGAGGAATATGCAAGAAAGCAGATGAAAAGACTAGCAGAAATAATACTAAATACGTTCACCAAATCAAAAATAGTACAGTCAAAAACAATTGAACTTCCTCCGGCAATGACGGCAGTACAGAAAGAAAATCCACAGGTACAATCAAAAGTAGTAGAAAAACAACTAAATCAGAAATTTTGTACAGCGGTAAATGATAAATTTTATCCAATTATTTATATTTGGTTAGATGGTCTAATAAATAATGGAGCAAAGGAGGAAAATATAACAGTATATTATTGGTTGGATGTATCATCTGATAAGATACAACATCTCAAGAGTACATATAACAAGATAAATATAGAAGCATTTCCGGAAAAAGATACAAAATTAACTTTATGGGAAGATTATTGGAATCCGCAACATTATGCATGGAAGCTTTGGATTATTTACAATGAGATTGAAAAAGGAAATTCTGGAATTTACATGGATTCTGGTATTCTTCTAACAAGATCAATATCTGATATTGAAAAGATTATTGAAGATGAAGGAGTATTCTTGCTAGAAGATCAAAATCCGATAATTAAGAATAAACATTTTTGCCATGAGACTTTTATTAAATTGATGAATTGTTCTAAAGATGAGTTAGAATCACAGCAACTCCAAGCAGGGGTTATAGGATGGAATATTAAGAATCAGAAAGTTATTAATTGTTTAAAAATTGCATATTTTTATACAAAAGCTAAGGAAATTATTTCTGGTGAAAAATGGGTAAAAGATAAAGAAAACTTTTATGGACATAGACATGATCAGTCATTACTTAGTATATTAAGTTTTCGTAATTCTCTGCCACGAAAGAATTTGAGTAAATGGAGTGTTTTTGAGTACCATGATGCAAAAACAAGATCAATTCCCTTCTTTCATCATCGGGGAAACATAAAAATTGCTATAAGTAATAATAGACCAACTTTTGTGATACCAGAGCTTGCAGAGGGCACAAAAGTGATACAAAACAGCACTATACCAGAAAAAAAATTTGCATCTTCAATAGATGAAGCATTTGTAATAAATTTAGATCGTCGTGTTGATAGATATAATTCATTCAAAGAACATCATTCCTATATGGAAAATAGCATAACTCGTTTTTCTGCATGCGATGGTTTAAAATTAGAATTAACAGCAGAACTAAAGCATTTATTCCGCAGCAATGATTTTAAATGGAAGAAAGCGGTAGTAGGATGTGCTGTAAGTCATTATAATCTGTGGTCAGCACTTTCTAAAAAGGATGATTCATATACATATTTAATTTTGGAAGATGATGTTCGTTTTCATCCCCAATGGTTACAAATTTGGGAGCAAGCATCAAAAATGATTCCTGCGGATGCAGATGTAATTTATTTAGGTGGTATCCTTCCTCCAAATAAGGCTGCATTTGCTACAGCAATTGAACCTGTAAACGATTTCTTTGTTAAAATAAAGGAAAATGATGTATTTCATCCTGGTGTAAAACGCAAGTATTTTCACTCTTGTAATTATTCATACATACTATTTGCTAGAGGTGCAAAGAAGATACAAAAGATAATTGAGGAAAAAGGAATATTTACAAGTGGAGATCACATGATTGTGAATCATATGGATACTCTAAATATTTATTTTACAAGACCTATTGTTGCAGGATGTTTTCAAGATTTAGATCCAAGATATCAAACATCGGAGTTTAATAATTTTGAAAGAAAGGATAATTTTGATTCGGATCTTTGGAATAACAATGAGCATTTTGATCTAAATGAAGAAGCTATAAAAGAAAGTATAAAGCCATCTTATGAAGAAGATTTAATGATGGACGATTCAAATATTGAAGCAAATGTAATTTTGATGACAATTGCACAAGGAAAAGTACAAGATTTTTTAAATATGAGTAAAAACTTTTTAGAGAAGATTTATGATAAATGTGAATCAAATGAAAGGAACAATAATTGGTTACGTGTTATAATACAAATATTAATAAGTCAATCTATAAAATATACAGAAGACCAATTAGAAGATATTAAAAACTTCATACAGAAATTGAAAGATAAATCAACAAATATGATAATACAGATAAGTTTTGAAGAATTATTAAAAAAGTTATCAAATGATATTATTGGTGGAGAACCGGGCGTTTCATCAATACCAAAAGCATCAATTGTAAAGAATACCTTACCTGTTTGGTATTTTGTACCAAACCAAAATAACAAATGTCTTGAAAGAGAATGGTTAGAGGAGATAATTGGAAGGCCAATTGAATTTTATGGATTAAGAGAAATTTTTTTTGGCGATCACAAAATTCATTTTTTATTAATTCAGAAATGGGAAGGCATGAAAGATTTAATCATTGAAAAATTAGATAACTTGAATCAACAAAATAAAAAAGTAATTTTATTACATATTAGTGATGAATTTTGCAATGATAATCTAGAAATCTATGAGCATCCTGCAGTAAAATTGGTTATAAGAAATTATATTCGTGAAATAAAGAGCTCTAAGAAGGTAATAACAATACCGCTTGGATATGTAAATGACAGAAGTTTAAAGAGTAACTATAAGAAATTAAGTGAACGTAAGTATACTTGGAGTTTTGCAGGTTCTGTGGATAAAGTTGGAAGGGCTGAAATGCTTCAAAACCTATCAATAATAGAATCTAACAAACAAAAGTTATTACAAACATGGAGTGCACCAACAAGAGCAGAGGCGGAAGAATATACTAATATGTTAAATGAGTCTAAATTTATACCATGCCCAAAAGGTGTAAATTATGAAACATTTAGAGTCTATGAAGCATTAGAAGCTGGATGTATACCAATTTGTATAGGAACAGAATCAGAAGAACATAAGGTATATGAACATCTAATTGGAAATGGTGTAATTTTAATGGCCCAAGATTGGACAGCAGCAGCAAACATAATAAATCAAATAAATTCAAATACGCATGTATTAGATCAATTACAAGAAAATTTAACAAAATATTGGATAACTAGAAAAATAAATATTAAATCATCAATATTAGCAGCAATGAATGAAATTGAGAATGAAAAAGAATCTGATATTAAGACAATTCATTTATAAAATAAATTACGAACAGAAGAACGAGAAGAAATTCTTCTTTGAGGAGTTGGTGCAGGAATTTTTTGACTAAAACACAATAATCTTTGAAAGAAATTTTGTTTTTTGACAACATGAACAGTAGGAGTATTAGGAGGAGTAGGTTTAGAGGCTTCATGAAGACTACTAAATTCAGTAATTGTATAGCGATCACCCATAGAACGATTACATTCTCCGCAAATGGGAATTAAATTATCAATTGCGGTGCGACCTCCTTTAGATTCTGGAATATTATGACCAGCTTCAAAACAAAACACAGTAATTTTATGAGAACACCAACTAATAGGACATTTTGCAGAAAAGATTTCTCCAAAGTGTTTTATCCAGACTTCTTCTTTTAGTTTTTTAGAGATATTCTTTTTCTTATTTCTCATTCCTAAATAATATTAGATTTAAATATTTAAATCAGTAACGGTATTTAAACCCAACAAACTTAAATTAACTATATGAATTCCAATCTTTTGGCTCTTCTTTCCTCATTGCAAGCGGAGAATGGTCCTATATCAGCGGACATTCTTAAGAGTGTTGAATCACAGATGATGATTCAAAATCAGAATAGGAAAAAGAAGGTTCTTCTTGTTGGAACTCATATCCAGCAGTTTACAGGTTATAGCAAAGTTACGTGGAACATGGTAAAGTATCTTTCAAAGAAGCCGGATGTAGACCTTCACCATTACGGTTTTCAGCGTGCAAAGACAAATATTCAAGATTATCGTCTATATCCTGCAAATGTAGTAAGTTATGATGCGCAGGCAATGGAACAGCCAGTTGATCAAGGATTTGGATACAAGCGTTTACCCGAAGTAATCAAGCAGGTTCAGCCTGATGTAGTGATTATCTACAATGATGCACTAGTAATCTGCAAGTTTTTGGAAGAAATGTCAAAGCAGTTAAATGCAGATGAACGTCGTCGTTACAAGTTAATAATCTATCTTGATCAGGTTTATCAAGTTCAGCGTCCAATGTTTTTGGATATTATTCGCCGCGAAGCTTCAGTTGTTTTTGCCTTTACTGATAAGTGGAAGGCAATACTTGAAAAACAGTTTCTAGGTGATGCTCCTAAGCCGCGGATTCGTATTCTGCGTCATGGCTATTCACCGGATATCTTTAAGGAAGTTGATAGGCAGAAGGTACGTCAGAACTTAGGAATTCCATCAAATGGATTTTTAATGTTAAATCTAAATCGTAATTCGCCGAGAAAGCGGTATGATTTGTTAATTATGTCTTTTGTAGAATTAATTACAAAGTATCCTACAAAGCCAATTTTCCTGCTTTGTGTTTGTGATAAAGGTGAAAAGGGTGGTCATGCGCTCTTTGAAATTTATTTGAGTGAACTTCGGGAAAGAAATGTTCCGATTGATATGTATGCAACACGTTTAATGGTAAGTAATGCAGATATGGCACTACCAGATTCTGAAATTAATAATCTTTATAATGCGGCTGACATTGGAGTATCAACAACAGAAGGTGAAGGTTTTGGTCTCTGTCAACTTGAGCAGATGGGTGTAGGAATTCCGCAAGTAGTTCCTGATATTCCTGGATTAAATGAATTTTGCACACCTAGCAATAGTATTCTTGTACCCTCAAATATCAAATATTATATTCCGATAGGTTTTGGCGCTCTTGGAGGATCTGCGACGTGTGTTGATCCGCATGAATATTGTCTGGGTATTGAGAAGTATATGTTAGATTCAACACTAAGAGAAGGACATGGTCAGCAGGCAAAGAAGGATGCACATCTCCTAGTTTGGGATACAGAGTTAAAGTCTCTATATGAAGAAATTCAAGCATAAAATGCGTCTAATGAAATAAAAGAATAAAGTAACACATATTAATGCGGATTGGAATATGGATAGACACTGGTCATTTTCCAGCGGGAGGTCCAACGGTTGTTTTAATTGGATTAATAATTGGATTAAAACAGGTGCTACCAGATTGTTTAGTTCTAATAAATGATGAAGGAGATATTAATATAAATTTAAGTGCTCGTTTACATCCTTGTCTTTTACCAGAAAATACAATACATGCAGCTAATCCTATTAGTATGGGTGTTACACAAGAACCAGAAAAAGATTTAATTTGGAAATACAGCAAAAATATGACATTTACTTCCTATTGGGTGATAGATTGGCTAGATCAGTTTTTTCCTATAAAGAAATCAATAATAAATAATACAAAAAATATTTACATATGGGAATCAGGTATAGATACATCTTATTTTGTCCCATCAAATACAAGAAAACTGAATGATTTTTTTATTTATTATAAATCGCAAAATGCAACACAAATAGAAGGAGTATGGGGATTTCTTTTTCATAATTTTTATGGATTAAAAGGACAATTACTTTGTTATCATTTTTACAAACCTGAAATGTTGCGTAATCTTGCACAAAGTAGTAAATTTTGTATTATGGTAGATAATGAAGAGACGCAAGGATTAGCTGCATTAGAAATAATGGCATGTGGATGTCCAATCTTTTGTATAGATAAGAAGTCATATACAAGAGGTTCACTAATGATGAGTGGTTCTGTGACAAGTATATGTTCTTGGTCAGAAGAGTGTGGTATAAAATCAACAGAAGAAAAATGGAAAGAAGATTTTCCCATTTTCCTAAAGAATATTAAATCATATAATCCCGCAAAATTTGTACATGAACGGTATTCGTTTGCAACGACGGCAAAAACAATACTTTTAATTTCATCTGATATAATGAGAAAAGAATTACTGACCAGTAGCCAATGAAGGAACAGTCATTAGCCCAAACATTGCAAGAAAGAAAAGGAATGTGTGAAAGAAAATACCATAGACAGTTGGACAATCATTTGTAGCAATATGAAGTATTGATCCAAAGAAGCCCTGTGTTAGAGTATAAGTGTAAGGATTTGCAAACAGAAAGAAAACAACTGCAGAATAAAGGGCATATTTTGACTTTAATAAATAATTCATACCTATTATGTATTAATTATTTTGTTTCATAAAAATGCCTATTTCTTTTTCACTAAAATCTTCCTTTTCTAGCATTGATCTAAGATTTGATTGAGCATTATTATCATTTTGGAACAATTCTGGATTTCTATCCCGAATAATATCAATAATACGATAGCGATATCCCAAGCCAGAATTTTCATTAATTAATTTGATATTCTCTGCTCGTAATGATTTTTTGTACAGTAGAAGTAATGCAGGTAATATATCATCAGGAGATGAGGAACCTGGAACTTTATGCAAGCTCTTATACAGATTAAATGCTTTATCTCTAGAAAATCCATTTGTGTATTCAATACTTCCATCATTTTTTGTCCTTAAAAATCCTAAATTTCTTGAAAATTGTAGAATAGTATTTTCATTAATATTTTCACCCATCTATTCTATGAAAGAATTATATTGGCGCTCCTATAAATCTTGGAGCACCTGGAGCTTTGGACTTAAAGATAGATTTTTGTGCAGGATATGTACCAGCAGATGTAGCAGCATCATCAAATCGTTGAAGAACAGCAGGATCAGTGATAGGTCGTGCAGCTTTAACTTTGGCATTTTGTTGATCCCGAATATCTTTTAAGCTTACAGTCAGAGCAGCTTGTAATTTTTTACAGACAGGAAAAAGAGCAACTTCAAAATCTTCCTTGCAAGAAACAAAAGGAATATCTCCATCTTCTGTTTCTCTAGCTTCTGAATCTTTCCAAGAAGTGCCGAAGAACTTTGAGTTCTTATAAATTTCTCCTTGCTTTTGTTGTAAAGTATCAAAATCAATTTTGGATTTATCTTTTTGTTCTTGCGCGTTAGGATTAGCAGAAGTTTCTAAGAATATAGAGCCAATTTTTTCTTTAGGTTCTTTAACACGTTTTGCAGCCCTTGGTCCAAAACTTTTTGCATAATCCGTTACTACAGGATCTTCTGCTACAAATTTTCTAAAATCATCAATAGCCTTCTTAGCAAGTTCTGCAGGGCTTAACAGAGGTGGTATCACAGGACCTGCAGGTGAACCACGAGACGCTCTTAGAGAACGAGCTGACTGTACAGGAGCACGAGAAGCAAAAGGATTTGGTTCATTATCATCATCTTGCTGTGGAACTCTTCTTGTAGCTCTTCTTGACATCTCTAATTCACTGCGTTAAAAAATTTCTAACTTAAACTCTTCAAAAGAAAGTAGGTTATAATGCAGGAGGATTCTCGTTCAACTACACAGAAGGCGCGTGTCCAATGCAGACAAGATTTTATTGTTCAGAATCTACAGGTATTTTATAATCAATCAGGTAATTTGGAACGCGTTACACCGATTCTTAAGGGTGAATCTGCAATAAGTCTACGTCTAGTGGATTGGTTTATAACTAATTATGCAAAGAAGAATAATACATCTTATATTCTAGGCACAAAGCAGTTCTTAGTTCACTTTAACTATAAAAGAGAACTAAAAGCATATTCTAAGAAGTTATTTGATCCATTCTGCAGGAGGGAACGAATTATGTTTGAAGCATTGAATCAAGAGCCAATAATGACAACTGTTGGACAACTAAATTTTTTCAGATGGTTTATTGAAAAGAAGATTATAGATTATATTGAAGAACATCGTGTTGCAATTGAAGAAGATATGAACAGCAGTATTAAAGAGCATTATTCAAAGGAAAGCAAGAAACTACTTTCAGGAAGACGCCAGCGCACCGAGTTATCACGTTCAGCGATGAAGATAGTAAATCAGCATGAAGTAAATGTAGTAGTCAGTTTTGATTAAGTTAAGACTAAGTTAAGATTACTTATAATTAAATTTTCTATAATCGGTTGAAAAATCATCAAGTTTGGGTTTTAATAATTCATAAGCTTGTAGATTTGAATTCTTTTGTTCTTTCTCTTCTGCAGGAGGTATCCAAAAATGGGAAAAATTACGATCAGCTAACTTTTGAGAATTATGTAAATAGAGTTCACGATTATCTTCACTGACTGCTGACTTGAGTTCACGGATAATCTGTCGTGGTTCACCGATAGCATCTTGTCTCTGTAAATAAGGATTATCCATAAAACGAGGAGGTGCTATCATAGATGCCGTTCGTGGCTGAACTCCAGTAGAAGTAATAACAGGTTCAACATCTGGAAAGAATTCAATGGCCTGCTTGTAACTAGCAACAGTTCTGCGGGCACTAACAGGATTCATATCTTGAACAATAGGTTTATCTCCAGATGTCATATTTCTTGCAGCCGTGAATTGTGATCCTTCTAGGATTCTTGAATTCATAGCATCGCGATTATTAGGCTCCATGCGAAGACGAACTCCATTCTGAGGTAATTCAGTTCCAACAAATTCAGTTGCAGGATTCTTTTCCTCTTTTCTATATGAATTACCTTGTGGTCTTCCAACAAGAGTTGGATCAGGTAAGGGCAGTGATCCGCGTGGATCCATTCGTAGCATAGAAAGTTTATTATCTCTTTGCTGGGGATTCATTCCATGGAACGTAGCAGTTGGTCTATTCATACCCTAATTAATGAGTGTAATTTAGATTATCTTTTTTAACGAAATGGGATCACATAAAGCAAACATAAATATTTTATGTATGAGTCTTTTTAATTATCATGTTATTCCGTATTCAGCAGCTCCTCAAGGAAAAGAATTATTTCCAAGAGGTGAATGGAATCTTTATAAAATACAATGGAAAACAGATAAGAAAACACCTAAAATGTTTGCAGAATTAACTGTACCTGTGTCAGGAAATGTAACAACAATCTTGTATAATAAAAAAATAAACTCTATGCAAGATCCATTTGGATGGAATCAAAATTGTGATCTTGATGAATCTACAAAAAAATTACTACAGAGGGCATTGGAGATATCAAGTCGGGTGATTTAAAAGGGGGACGCTAGTTACATATAGGATGCAAAGAGCAAAGACTATAAAACGAACAAAGACTATTATAAATACACTAGGAGTAACACCGGCACCCTCTGCTCAACCACTCCAACCAGCTCCAATCCAACCATTAATTCAATTATCCAGCCCTTTTGATTTTGTCCAAAGTGTTGAAAAAGGAATGGATCTTTTTTTTGCATCAGAAAATAAGAATACTTTAACAAAGCCTTGGATAAAGTTGGATAGGGGCTTAAAGATAGATCGTTTAAAGAATTATGCTTCTGAATATCCAGGATTGAATGAGCATGAGAAGGGTGCATTAACACAAACTCTTCTTTCTGGCTTAGACAGAGGAGTTCTAAAGACGCGTATAGTAATAAATTATAATACCGAAACTTGTAAAATTGAAGATATAAAAGGACTAATAGTTTCTCATACAGAATCAGGACGAACCTTCAAGATAGAAATACCACGAGCAACAAAGAGGAGGAGTCGGACACAGGAAGAAAAGGAGGAATAGAAATAGAGATGTATTCAAATATATGTCAATGGTTTGGGGAATGGTATAAATTAGAAGATAGAAATTTTCCACTTGATACATGGGAACTTGAATACATTAGAGATGATATTTGGGATGAATGGGATTCAGTAAATAATCATATTGAACGAACTGAAGAAACACAATTAAAAGAACGCGAAGTCATAGATTGTCTTCTTTTAACTGCAATGAATTGGACAAAACAGAAAACTAAGAAATTCACACTGCAAGAAGCAAATGATTTCGTAGATTCTGTAAAGTCAAAAAAGCAAACTGAACAACACACCGCAGAATGGCATGCAGAAAAAGTTAAGCTTCTAACAGCCAGTGAATTTGGATATATTGTAGGAAATTCACCATCTGCTAGAAAAAGCGTATATGAACGTAAGTTTGAAAAGATGAATCAAGGATTAACGTGTATGTCACCTATGTCACCTACATCACCCACAGGGGATGCAACTCCTGTAGGAGTATCAAATAGTAATCTTCTTCTTCCTGCAACAATTTGGGGTCATCGTTTTGAGCCAATTGCAAGACTTTTAGCAAGTAAGATGTTCTTTGATGGGGGAAATATCTTAGATAACATCGGTCGGATTGTGCATGAAACCTGTAAGAATTTGGCTGCAAGTCCAGATGGATTAATTGAGGAAGGTTCTTACAAAGGAAATCTTATAGAAATTAAGTGTCCTATCACACGAATACCGATTGAAGAGGAGATTCTTCATGATTATTATTGTCAAACACAGATTCAGATGGAAGTTCTGAATTGTCCTATTGTTGAATTTGTGGAGATGAAATTTAAGCAATTTATGGAATTGCCGGAAGATACAAAAGAATGGTGTGGTATTCTAGCAGTAATTCAGAGTGATTATTCATTGCGATATGAATATGGTCCTTTTAGTCAAGGCTTATCTGTTACAGTAAATAATTGGCAACCAAAGATCAAAGAGGGTGAATTTATAGTAGAGAAGACATTCTGGATTTTAGAGAATAGTCATTGGATGACAATTCACAGAAATAAATTTTGGTGGACTGAGATTGGATATCCTGCATATCAAAAGTTCTGGACTGACTTTGACCAAAAATATAAAGAATGGGAAATAAAGAATAAGGAATCTACAAAGTGTTTATTTACAGATGATTAACATTTTGTAGATGTCGCTTGTATAGGTTTTTGTGATGAAGTCTGGTAGAAATTTAGTGTTAATTCATGCCAGGGACTTGAGCAACTATCAGGATAATCACGCTTATAATTATTAGTTCTTTGGGAATAATCAGACGCAGTTTGGAGTGAAATAGAATCATCTAAAAGCCTACAAGTTTCTGAATTATTAGTTGTAACAATGACACTCTTAGGATCAGATGAAGGAAGTACATCTGTAAGAAGCCTGTAGTCTGCATCAGCCTGTTGAGGATTTAAGAAAGATTCTGTTTTTGTTGCAGGAACTGTAACAACAAGAGGAGCAAGAGAATTTAGATATCCATTTTTCATGGCTGTAACTACATTTAGTCCTAGTAAAAGGATTAAGATAAGTAAAAATATAGCATACATTCTATCCTATGTAAACAATAAATTTGAAAACCCCAAAGCTGCGTTCTTAGGCAAACAAAGGAATGAGTAATAACATAGATATGCAGGTTGTGAAGCGCAATGGTGAAAAGGAAGATGTAAGCTTTGATAAGGTCACTGCTCGTATTCGTGCAGTTGCAGATGGTCTTTCTGTTAATTCAACAATGATTTCTCAGAAGGTTCTTGGATCAATTATTGATGGAATTAAGACAAGTGATTTGGATGAACTGACTTGTACGACCGCAGTTTCCTACATTACAGAGCATCCTGATTATGGAATTCTAGCATCTAGGATTGCAGTAAGTAATCACCACAAGAATACCCCGGATAACTTTTCAGAAGTTGTTAAACTTCTTGCATCTGTAAAGAATTCAAAGGGTGAACTGCAGCCGGCTGTCTCTGATAAGCTAGTTCGTCTTATGGAAGAGCATGGTACCAAGATTGAGTCCCGTTTGGACTATAATCGTGACTATCTGTTTGATTATTTTGGATTCAAGACTCTGGAAAAGTCATATCTTCTGCGGGATGAGAAGCGCAAGGTTTTGGAAAGGCCTCAGCATATGTGGATGCGTACTGCTCTAGAGCTATGGCCTAATAATCTAGAGCAGGCTTTTGAGACATATGATGCAATGAGTCAGAAGTTATATACACATGCAACTCCAACCCTCTTCAATAGTTGTACTCCTAAGCCGCAGCTAAGTTCCTGCTTCCTCTTGGCCATGAAGGAGGATTCTATTGCTGGAATCTACGATACACTGAAGGATTGTGCAACGATTAGCAAGCACAGTGGTGGAATTGGTCTCCATATTCACAATATTCGTGCAAAGGGATCAATTATCCATGGGACTAATGGTGTTTCAAACGGAATTGTTCCAATGCTTCGTGTTTTCAATAACACGGCTTGCTACGTTGATCAAGGAGGTGGAAAGCGTAATGGTTCCTTTGCAGTCTATCTTGAACCTTGGCACGCTGATATTGCTGATTTTATTCGGATGAAGATGAATACAGGATCTGAAGATGAAAAGGCTCGTGATCTCTTCTATGCGCTATGGATTCCGGATCTCTTCATGAAGCGTGTAGTTGATAATGGTGATTGGATACTCTTTTGTCCTTCGGAGGCTCCCGGCCTATCAGATTGTTATGGCGATGAGTTTGTTGCACTCTATGAGAAGTATGAGAAGGCTGGAGTAGGTCGTAAGACAGTAAAGGCACAGAAGTTATGGTTTGACATTCTAGATTCGCAGATTGAAACTGGAACACCTTATCTAGTTTACAAGGATGCCTGTAATAGGAAGAGCAACCAGAAGAATGTGGGTGTGATCAAGTCATCAAATCTCTGCTCTGAGATCATTGAGTATTCTGCTCCAGATGAGACAGCCGTCTGCAACTTGGCATCAATGGCTCTACCGGCATATATCAAGGATGGCAAGTTTAACTTTACTGAATTCCGTCGTGTTGTCAGTCTAGCAGTAGCCAATCTGAATCGTGTGATTGATGTTAACTTTTATCCTACGCCGGAAACCTTGAAGTCAAACATGCGTCATCGTCCAGTAGGGCTTGGAGTGCAGGGTCTGGCAGATGTATTTGCTCTTCTTCATATTCCTTGGGAAAGCCCCGAAGCAGTTTCTCTAAACAAGCAGATCTTTGCACATATGTATTATGCTGCTCTTCAGCAGTCAATGGAATTGGCAAAGGATGAAGGATCTTATTCCACATTCAAGGGATCTCCTGCATCATTGGGTCAGCTTCAGTTTGATCTTTGGTCTGTAGATCCGGTTGAGCATCCAGATCTTGATTGGGCAACACTCAAGAAGGATATTCAGACTTTTGGTCTAAGGAATTCTCTTCTTGTAGCCCCAATGCCGACAGCATCAACCAGTCAGATTCTTGGGTACAATGAGTGCATTGAACCTTTTACGAGTAATATCTATACTAGGAGGACACTAGCAGGTGAATTTATTCTAGTGAACAAGTATCTAATCAATGAACTTCTTGCAAGAGGTTTGTGGAATGCCGATGTGAAAAATCGGATTATTGGAAACAACGGATCTGTGCAGGGTCTAGCAGAAATTCCTTCAGATCTTCAGCAACTCTATAAGACTGTATGGGATATGAAGCAGAAGACACTCATTGATATGGCTGCTGATCGTGGAGCCTACGTATGCCAGAGTCAGTCACTAAACCTCTATGTTGGAGATCCGGACTATCGCAAGCTGACTAGTATGCACGTCTATGCATGGCAGAAGGGTCTCAAGACAGGTATTTATTATCTGCGGACAAAGTCAGTAGTAAAGGCACAGCAGTTTACAGTGGAGCCTGTTCAGCAGGTTGCTCCTTCAACACAGAAGGAAGAATCTGAGTGTGTTATGTGCTCATCGTAAAAAGTTAAATACGTTTAGTTGATTTTAAATTCTTTTTTTGGATGGGTTTGGATTCTATAGGTGCCTGTTCGGGCTTAATTTCTACAGGGTTATCTTCTGCAGGAACAGGTGCAGGAACAGGCATAACTTCTACAGGAAAAGGTACTAGAACAGGTATAACTTCTAGAGTAGGCTCAGGCTTTACAGAAGATAATTCAGATTTAACATAAATTGGTGGAGGTAAAGGAGGAAGAGATGAATAGGCTGAGTCTAATTTAGGAGGAGGAGGAGAAAAAGTTTTTATTTGAACAGGAACCGAAGGTGATCTTCTTTCTGTAAGAATTTTGGGTTCACCAGTGACTGATTTTGATTCTGCTAGAAGAGGTTTAGATAAAGTTTTTTTTTCTGTATTCTTTTTCCAGCAACAAAGCATTTATATATAAGAATATTTTAACTATAAAAAAAAATTGAAACCTATGCTAGCAAATAGTAAAAGCAGAGCTAAAGTAAAGAATCATCATAATTAGAAATGGATAGTAATCTGCCTGCACATTATTGGAGAGATATGCTGGAGCGCGCAACCCTCCGCCGAGGTCGCTTTACAAAGAAGGCAGCATGGACTGCTGAGGATGAGGAGGAGGTTGATGATCTTATTAAGAAGATTGAGCACTATGAGGAGATGCTGGAGTGGTGTGATATTCGGGATAATGATTATTGGTCATGGGATAAGTGGTGCCTTTATCTTGCAAATAAGAAGACACCAAAGATGAATACAATTCTTGGAATTCTACCTGTTGAGGAGGAGGGCTTTGGCTTCTAAGCATAAAATACACTTAAAATAAAAATCTGTATAAATAATATATCGGGATGCAGATTTTTGTTAAGACACTTACAGGAAAGACGATTACATTGGATGTTGAGCCCTCCGATTCCATTGAGAATGTGAAGCAGAAGATTCAAGACAAAGAAGGAATTCCTCCGGACCAACAGCGACTCATTTTTGCTGGAAAGCAACTTGAAGATGGTCGCACATTGAGTGATTACAATATTCAGAAGGAATCAACATTGCATTTAGTTCTTCGTCTAAGAGGTGGTAATTAATAATTAAAATCCATTTAGTTTTTACGAGTTCTATTTCTAGATGAACTTCTTAATTGCCGTGAATGCTTACGGTAAAATTTTGTTCCTCCAAGAGGTCCATATTTTTCTGTTGCAACCCAATCTTTAATATTATCAAATTTGAATTCTTGGGCAAAGTATTCTTTAGCCTCATAGTGATTTTCACTGTAAGTAAGCCTGCTTTTTTCAATTGTATAGTAAAGTCCTTCTAGATTATTAATTGCTCCTATAGGAACCGCACTTAAATTTATATATTTTACAATTATTCTCTGTATTTCATTATTATCTAATTCATAAAATCTTTGTGAATTAGAGGGTTGCTTTCTTGTCTCATTCGTATCACTTATCATTTGTTCAAATGATAATCCTATAATACTAGTAACAATAGTAAAATAATTTTTTATATAAGTACCATTTGGCGAAACAGGAGAACTCATTCTAGGATGTATAACTTGTCCATTTTGTATAAAATCATCTAATTCTTTTGATTTTAGAAATAATTTAAGAAAGATAATATTTAAATTTGATAATACAGTTAATAGATTAATTATAATATCAACTCTTTGTTTTTTAAGAGAAGAATCATATAAGCCAAATTTATTTTTTACTAAAACTTCAGGTAAAACAATTTCTCCAAATTTATCAATTGATTCATTTCTCATTGCATCTAATTCAGTACTATCATTCGGCAGCGATTCTAATTTATTTTTAACTTTATTCACCATTTGTGCTAATTGTAAATTAAAACGAGTAATCGGTTGTTGTTTTGACTTTGATATTGCATTTTCTTTAATAGCAACTACTTTAGAAAGTGAAGAAGGAGAAGGCTGAGCGGAAGGGGGAGAAGTTGTAGGAGTACTAGATTTTGAAGAAGAAGATCCCATCTATTTATATAAATATTTAAAAAGAATCCTGATTTGGCCATTAAAAAATTTGAACCCCTATTAACCAAATTCAAAGGGCAGACAATTCTTAAAGAAACAAAATGTCGGATAGCAATGTGTTTAGCAATAGGCGGGGTGTTTGGACTCCAAATAATCCAAGGAGCAGGCTTGCTCCTATCAAGGAGATTCCGAAGGAGCCAACTCTAAATCTGACAAGTACTAATGATTTTCCTTCGCTAGGTCCGCCACGAGTCAGTGTATCTGCACAAAGTTTCCGACCTATTCCAGATTTCAAGGCGGCAGCAGCGAAGGGTGTTATTAATGAGAAAATTTACCAGACACAGTCTTACAATAAGAATGTGTCTGATATGCCAATTGTTCCAATTATTCGTAGGCTTAAGCCAACAATAAAGCAGATGGGTATGTTAGTCTATGATGAGGAGATTAAAGATGGTTTTTCGGACAGCGATGATGCAATTATTAGGGTGAAGCGTAAGAATCACCAGCCGACTGATTCAACAAAGTTTACGAGTACAGTCCGTCTACGGATTCAGCAGGCTCAGAACTTTGAGGGAAGGTCTTTGGACCAAGAGGATCTTGAGAAATCGCATACTCCTCCTTATGGTCCGGATAACGACTTTTAAATCATTCTAAGCCCAAAAACTTACGACCAATCTTACTAGTTATAAACATACCACATCCAGAAGCAATCTGCAAATAAAATATAGGAGTTTTTTTCGTGCAACATACTAAATACATTGATAAAGCAATAAAAAGCATGAAAGAAAACCAGAACAATTGTGTAAAAATATCCATTCTAAAGTATATTTTTAAAAAATATAACTCTGCTAGATCTAAACAAAAGGCAACTTCATAATTTGAGATCCAATAAAAAGAATGTCCCAAGTATCAGCATAAACGCGCAAATAAGTTTTTCGTAAGTCAGTTCTTGGATCAGCAATTTGATCAAACATAGTGATCTGCAGCTCAGGTTTTTCAGCTTCTGTAAAATTCAAAGTTCCTGCAGGAATTCCCAAATCATCTGATCCTAGATCAAGTTGATAAACATTGGAAAGATAAATTCCATTATTATGGCAATATGGAGTAACTGTTTCAAATACAGTTGGATCATAAATACCCAGACGATCAAATCCATGAATTAATAAAGTTAGCGAAGTAAACCAAGATCCAGAAACAGGAGAATAATCAGAACATGCACCTGCAAGATAGTTGGCACTTGTCTGAAAAACAATTTGAAGACGTTGAGCAGAACCATAAATTTCCATATTTTTTCTAAGAGTAGGTGCACTACTAGAATTAAAAAAGTAATCTTCCAAAGTAAATTCATTTTTTACGCATTTTTTAATTGCAATATAGAATTCATTATCCCGCAAAAGACGTTGTGCTTCCCCATCAATATAAACATATTGAGCCCTAATTTGCAGATGAGGTCTACCAAAATCTTTTTTATCTTTAGTCTGAAATTGGGTAAATGAACCAGTTGAAGATGTCTTGATTTGAAAAGTTTTTGCAAAAGGATTAGGAGATAAAGATCCAGCAGTATTTTGTATAATACGAGAAACAGGATGTAAGTAGACCCGCACTTTCATAGAAAAAGATTGTAATGCTCCAACAGGAATTCCAAAATCAGTGGATAAATTATCACAAGGAAGTTGTAATCTAATTTCTAGTTGACCAGGTGTTGCATTTCTTTGAAGACCAAGAGCAAATCCATTTTCAACTCGGAGACCACCACTTAGTCTGTTAAGAACAGAAGAATTATCAATCTTTAGTCTATTTTTTCCCCGTAAGTACATTGCTTCACCATAATCTTCATAGATCATAAGTTGATTTTGAAAGAGTTGAATTTTATCAATACAGTAATATCCGCAAGAATTAGTATACCCCCATGAATTTCCCGAAAGATCTTGTACAAGTGAAGTTCCATTCAAGGCTGCAATATTTGCAGGAAGCCATGTAGGAAGATTAATAATGAGCCAAATATCTTTAATAAAATCACCAACAGGTTCTAAATAAAAGTCAGCATATGAACCAAAATCCACTTCATTACGTGGAATCAGATAACGAGTTTCTCTTAACCAGGGCAAAGCCCGACGATATACAGAATGGAAAAAACTAATCTTAGGTTCACCTGAAAAAAATGTATCTTTTTTTCCACGTGCCACTAGTTCAAGAAGACCAGCACCTCCATTCGCGCTCATAATCCCTATTCAATTAAAGATATTATACTCTTATATCTACCACAGTCTAAATTTAAGTCTTCCACTGTTTGTTACAGATTTGACATTGATATTCAAAGAGCAGGTTTTTAACATCAGTCTTGACATAAATAATATCCTTATCCTTAGCTTCAGCAGTATTTGTTGCACAAGCAGAATTAGGGCACTTTACATTATGCAAGTGGGGCATAGTAGGATCCGCACGTGTAAATTCATTCATAAAAGACTGTTTGGTCTTTTGACTTTGAATATCTGCACGAAAATGTGTTTCAAGGATAAGTGCTTCTTCCGCATTTGTAGGCTTCATTTCAATTGTAATGCCATCCTTACGACATTTATGTTCCAACTTATCGCCTTTTGCAGACACAAACAAATAATTATCACAGAGTTCACAAAAACGCATTACCTACCTAAATGTGATTTTTTACTCTTCAATTTTAAACTCTTAAACGCCTAAATTTGAAGCCCTTAATAAAGCCTTCTTTTAAGTAGTTTATTTCATGCATAGTCAGCAATATGTATGGGTACCAGAATCAGGTAATGATGCACTAGCATATTCTAGCAGTGAACTTATTGAAGTTCTACGGATAGTTATAAAACCAAATAGTTTTGAGCATAATTCATTTCCTTCCGGAAGACTATTCTTTTCGGGTGATAATCCGACTTACATTGATGAATCACTTGTTTATAAGACAATAAATAATAAGAATCTAACTGATCTTGGATTTTGGTCATTCTTGAAGATTCATAATGCCCATTATTTTGATTCAATTCGTTTTCCGGGAAGAGGTTATATTGTCTGCAAGTCTTGGCCGACACATTTTCCTGAATGGATTTTATACAATCGTAGCACACTTAGAGTAAGTCCTAATGAAATGATTTCATACGTTCCTAATCTAGCACAAAGTCTCCAAAATAATTCAAATCCAAATGCACTATATAATATAACAGAAACCGGATCGGTTTTGCCAGAAATGGTTCATTTGATTCCAGATGAGATTCCGAACAGTATTGAAGTTATTCGGCAGGGTGATTTGTATTGGCATCGTTTACATTCAATATTTGATGATATGCCACCACTAATTGATATGCCGCCTGCACCTGCACCAACTCCTGTGCCTCCACAAACACCTACTCCAGCACCTGCTTCCTCGGTGCTGGGGATGCAAGCACCACGGTTAGTAGCGCCACCACCTGTTACACGAAAGCGATCGCGATCGGTTCTCTATAATCTTCTTTCAGTTGAGCTACCTGATAATAAGTCACTTATAGTAAACACAACATCATCTGTAATTGCAAAGTTTCTAGCAATTGAGTATGTAATTTCATCCAGTTTATTTCCTTTAATTTCATCAACTGACAGACTAAAGGCAAATAATGATAAACGGCTGTATCTGGAAACTCTAAGTGAAGAGAATCTAAAGATTCAATATACAAATTATATGAATTCTGCAAGAATTCTCTACAGGAACTTTTATGATCTATCAGGTCGTATTCAGTTTGTTGAAAATTCTCGGATTATAACACTTGGTGATAATGATGCAATGGTTATTGTTATTTAACAAGTCGTGGTATAAAATTGATTATTTTTTTTGACAGATAATTTTGCAGGAATGTCTTTTATTTCAAGCATATCGTATTTTACTGGAGGATTGGGAATACTATCATTATTTACTCCAATACTAACACCACTTCTATTTATTTTGAAGCTTATAGGAATAAATTACTATACAATTCGCAATGATGAAGAACGAGTAAGAGCAGCAATAAAGGTCTTGCACAAGAATACAATTAGTTCAACAATAATCTTTCAGTATGGCAATTTCTTTCCATCAGGAACTTTTATTGGCTTTTACTGTATAGGTTATTATACATATGCAAATTCCCGTGAATTTGGATCAAGTGAAGTTCATATCATTACAACAAAGGATTCATTCTTGAAGTTAGTAGAATCAACAAAAGTAACATCAGTCTTTGCAAAGGATAAGCCAATAGATGAAATTATGAAGGAAGAGATAGAGAAGGAACCACTTCTAATCTTTGGTCGTGAAGGCGGATATACAAATCTATTCTATTCCCGTCTACGTTTAGATGTCCAAGGGTTAGAACCGAAGGGACAGCAAAAAGAAATCATTGAAGACATCTGCAAGATTTACAAAGAAAAGAGAAGAGGAGTATTCTTTATTCATGGAATTTCAGGAGCAGGAAAAAGCACAATAGGACTGCTAGTAGCAAAGAAACTGAATGGAACTTTCTGTCATTCGTTTAATCCAACTGATCCGGGTGATACTCTACACTTACTTCTAAGGGACACAGAACCATCTGATGAGACTCCAACAGTGATTGTTCTTGAAGAAGTGAATACATTAATTCGTCATGTAAATGAAGGAGTAATTGAAAAGCATAAGGAAATTACAACATTAATTCATAATAAGATGACCTATAATACATTTATAGATGATCTTATTCTTTACAAGAATGTCATTATTATTATGACAAGTAATGAAGATAAACAAATGATTGATCTGATAGATCCTAGTTATCTTCGTAAAGGTCGTATAGATGAATATTATACAATGATGGAAGTACTATAACATAGCTTTCCAACAAATCCCCCTATATTTTTTAATAACTTGTTGTCTTATATTTTCAAATATATCAAGAGCAGCACAACCGATAATATGAATTCCAAGAGCTTTTTCCAAAGATCCAATCATTTCAGAGTTGAGATGAAACCACTTACCTTCCTGCATAATTCCTAAGACCAAATCATTCCAAGTCTTTGAAAGAGAAGGATCATCAACTTCAGGTCTTTCAATAGCACAATCTGCTAGACAGATAATAAATTCAAGGAGTTGATAAAGGCAGTCTTCAGGAAACCAATCAAAGAAACGGAGTTCAATTCCATGATTGAAATGTTTCTTATAATTAATATCAAGCCCAATCTTTTCCAACTTCCGATAGGCACTTTTTTCATGATAGCGTGAATACCACCAAAATGGATAAGAAGTAGCTTTTAATGATTTAGTTTCCACTGTTAGAATTTTACCTTGTTTCATTTCAGCAGTATCGTAAGTTCCAATACCAATATATCTGCTCATAGCGCATCGTTGTGAAGCATTACAAAATTCAGGATTTGAAAAAGAAAATGGATCTGGTGTTCCATAGATAGCAATAAGAAGAGGTTCTAACCATTGGTAAACTAAGATAGCCTGTTTATGCTGTTGTTCAAAGATTTGTGGATAAAGAAGAGGAGGAGGTTCATCTTCTACTTTTGCTCCAAGCAGAGATGGAATTGTAATATTAATATGATAAGTTCCAGAATTAAACATAGCAACATTCATTGGATTTGTGTAGAAGACAGCCCAACCGGGATTTCGGCAAGGATATTGAAGTAGACCTTTATCAAGGAAACGCCGTTTTTTAACCAAGAATTCATTAATCTTCTGCAAGAAACGCACCTTATAGTCAATAAGTTCTTTAACAGTTGCCTTAGCATTAGTCTTATAGAATGCAAGAGTCATAAATTCTATGGAGTCGCCATCAAAAGTAAAATTAGTTTCATATTCTTTTAAAAAAATCTCGGGACAAAATTCTTGAAGTTCTTCAAAAAAAGTTTTACCGGAAAATTTAGGATTTGGTTTTGGTATCTTTGCATAAGTTGTCTGATGAAATCCGTTCGTATCGCATTTAGATAGAGCATGACTATTCACAAAATAAGGAAGAGGAATAAAACCAGAAGCATCGGGAAACTGTGTTTCAAAATACTTGCAATACTCTGGTAAGAAACTAGAATAGTAATTAACACTATATCTTTCTTCTGTATGATTTTGTCTTATTAAAGGAGTTGCAACAAAAATAGGTTTTATAAATTGTAAGTAAGTTTCTTCTTCAATACCTAATCCCCAGAATAATTCTTTTTGTCCGTACATATTTTTATATTTTTGGTGTTTTGGAAGAACATGCATCCACCCTACTTTTTACATAGTATCAAACCACTCCACGATAACGCCATTTTCCCTTCGGACCTCAAGATTCTTGTAGCTCGGATAACCAGAAGCCCACCCATCACACTTCTTCAGATCATTAATAACAGCCTCAGTGCCAAAGAAAGGATGCTCAATGACAGGACCCTTAAAACCGTGGCCAAGAGTGCAAGCCTTAATTCCGCCGACATCAATGATGTGACCATTGGTAAGAACAAGATTGTAGACAGTCGTAATATCCACCGGCTCAGAACCAACTGTATCCATGCCAGTGACCCACTGACCCTGCTCATTAAGATAAGGATGGTAAGGTGTAAGGACGCAGTTCTGAACCTTGCTCATAATCAGACTCTTTGCCTTGGCATGACCGATCGTAACAAGTGCAATAATCTCAGCAGAACCAGTAGTAGTCCAAACAGAGTCACCAGGCCGGAGGCACTTAAGATAGTTGTATTCACCATCTGCAAGACGAACGAGCATATCGCCCTGAAAACATCCTCCACTGTACGCAGACATAGACTGTTGTGTCAGATAGGCTGAAACCTGGGCTGTAGTAGGATTAGGACGTGCAGCATTTGAAGAGTAAGACTGACCACTTGGAAGAGGAGGCTCAAGAGTCATAAAAGTCTGCTCCCCAGCAGTTACTAGTTGAGAAAACAGGGAAGAATCTGAACCACCATAGATCAGAGAACCAGGATCCTTGAAGTTAAGACGACGCTGCAGCTTCTGTGCACGAAGATAAGAGCGGGCATAATGAGCACCCCACTTGTTCCAGTAGCGTCCAGCCATTCCAATCTGACCCTCAGTAGGATCAGCCGACTCAATATCACGTAGAAGAGCCTTGACAGCAGGATTGGTAGAATCCGCAAAGTGCTGAATAACCTTTGCAAGAATGCTGAAGGTTGCATCGGTGCGGCCAGAACCAGCAACTGAGATCATCTGCTCAATCGCTTCCATATAGTAATGCTGTGCAAGAACCAACTCAGGTGCAGTAGATGGAAGAGCATCTACCACCAAGCCATTATGGTGAATCTTAACAGTCGCATCAGCGGGAATCTGGATAAGGAAATCACGAGGCTGGCAGAGGGAAATTGGACCAGAATGGATGACAACAGGCTCAGAGCCATTCACTGAATATCCAATCTCTGTGTTACGAACACCAGTAGAAAGAGCATTTGCGATCCAGTTAATAAAGATGGTACCAATCATAGTCAGATCAGGAATAAACCCAAAAGATCCACCGGAAGTAGGCATCTCAGAAAGTTGAGAAAGTAGAACTGAGTTTAGACTATATCCAAAACCAAAGGTGGAAAAGTTCCACTGATTCTTCATCTCAAGCCGGGAAAGAGCCTTTACTGTCCCGCTAGGAGAAGGAATAACAGTTTCCTCCCCATCAGTCAGAAGAGCAGCAAAGACATTCTTACCACTCATCTGAAGAACATTCGTCATGTTCATAAGAGCACGAACAGCCGCATCAATGTTAGTTGAACCATCAGGCTGAACATTCTGAAGTAAAATCTTGATCTTTGCCTTTCCTGCATCATTCATCGGAGTTGGATTCATAATCATCTTTGAGCTGGTGCTGAAGGATACGACACCGAGTGAATCATTTGGCCCGAGCATGTTAGCAACTACGTTAACAGTATGCCGAGCCAGATCCATACGAGTATACAGAATCTCCTTGTTATCAGGGTCAATCAACTCAGCCATGGAGCCAGAGTTATCCAATGCAATGAGAACCACAATAGGCTGTCGTGTAGAAGGATCACACTCAGCATGGATATGGAGAAAGTTCTTTCCATTGTTAGGATCTGCGAAGGTAGAGCTAGTCAGGTGAAGAGTTGCATCCTTAAATGAAGGATTTGCACTAGATGCACTCATAGATGGATTTGCTGTTAGCCAAGCCTGAATCAAGGTCTTAAGATGACGCTCGGGCCGATGCGATCCAAGTGGAGTCCGACAGGATGGACAGTTGTTATGTCCCTCAGCAGACCAGCGATTAATAGCTGCGCGCTCAAAGATATGTCCCTCAGCGCAGACATTGACCGGATCGGTCATAATTTCGCCGGTGATTGGGCAGAGAAACTCGTCCGGAATAGGGACGGGCATCATTACAGAGGCAGAAGTGGAAGCCATTTCAAATTATTTTCTTACAGAATAAACACTCTAATGCAAGGTCACCAACAAACTGGTATTCAATTTTTTTATGAATTTAAAAGAATCTATAGATGATAATTATACTTAACGGTTGCATTTCTGCAGGAGCAAATTGTAAATATTACTCTAGAAGGTTTAAAATTTGGAAGATGAGAATTTGCTACTTTATTTAGAGTATTATTACAGCAATCACAATCATCAAAAATTATTGTAACATCCTTTGGCATAAAATATTTTGTGCAATAAATCCATTCTTTTTCAACATGTTCATCTATATGTAATCCATCAATATGAAATAAATCAAACTTATGATTAATTTTTGGCAAGACTTCAAGACTATCTCCTTTATAGAAATGAAGTTTAGCTTTAGGAAAATATTTCGCAAGAATTTGAATTGCTGGATAACTAAAAGTATCATCTATATCAATTAAATGAGCAGTTAAAGAGGGATTTGCTAGAAGTAGAATAAATAATGAATGACCTAGATAAACTCCAACTTCCAGAAAATTCGTTGAATTTTTACCAGATTCATAGAGTAATTTTTGTTTATCATACATGGAAGAATCATAATCATAAATAATACCGTTAAAAAGATAAGATCCACAAGTTCCGTGCCATTTCTTATTACAAGTTTCATAAATTTCCCAAAAAATATAAAAATGTTCAACTAATTTATGCAAAAATTCACATGAAGGATAATGCTTTTGAAAATCAATGAGTGACTGAGAACTATTCTTTACACCACTAACAAGTTGTCCTGTATATTTAGATTGTTCAGATGACATATAATAAAAAAAAATCTTTTAAAATAAATTAATAAACGAATCAGGTAATAATTCTAAATTCATTTCTTTCTTTTATAGCCGCTGACCGAAGAATTCTCATGCAAGAAACTGTATCTGAGCTAAATGAAGAACCAGATGTCTTAATAACAGTATGTGTAAGACCAACTGGAGGATTCAAGAATTGGAAGATTGGATAAATAGCGGACTTCTTTTCGTTCCAAGATCGGGGAACAATTCTGCGAAGTTCATAACCTGTTGGCCAGTAATATAATTCTTTACCTGAGGCATTAACAAATACCTGAAACATATCATCAAGAGGATAATCCTTAGATTTCTGCACAATATAAGATACCTTTTCACCACAAACAGAAGTCATTATTTTTAATGATCCTTCATCATTAAAGATAATTTGATAACCATCTTCAGAAGGTCTGTATAAGGCGACAAAGCGTGGAAAATTACAACACATTTTGCAAGAAAAGATCTATAAACAAAAAATCAAATTTATCTAATTCCTCAAAGAAATAAATTTGCATATAGTAGGTAAAATGGAACCCCAAAAAGTATTTTTTTATCCTAGAGGTGATTTTAATAGTATTCCAGAAAAATGGTTAAAAGATGATGATTTACGAGTTAAACTTGCTCAGATGGAACGTCTTAAAACTAATCCTAATTGGGCTATTGTTAATTCAGAAAACAATATTGCTAACATGAAATATACATTAGAAAGAAATATAAAAGAACTTATACAAAGAAAAAGAAGTTTAGGAAAACGCCAATCTTCTTTATGCGGGAAAATAACAAGAGGAGCTCGTAGATGGCTTCCTTGTGGCAGTTATAGCGAAGTAGATCATAATGAAAGAAAGACAAGGAAGATAAGGAAGAATAGAAAGCAAAAGAAACAGATGAAAAATTAAAATATATTAAACTAAATATTAGCGAATTCGGAAACAAGAGTAGAAATCTTTAGACCAATTAGATCATCACTGCTAGAATTCTCCAACTTTTCATAGACATCTTTGAGATTTTTAAAACTCTTCAGATCAACTCCATTTGTAAGAAGTAACTTGCTAGAAATCCATGCTAATAAAGAAGAATCAGCAGATATCTGCAATGCACTTGAGTTATAAAGAGACCAAAGGAAGATTGCACCATCAATACCATCCTTGTAAGAAAGCCAGTAAGGAGAACTAGAATGATTAGATCCATTAGCAATCATAGAGTAACCAAAATCAATAAGAATAACCCGACGAATCTTGTGCCTAGAACTTTGGATATAGATATTTCCAACATGAAGATCTCCGTGACAAAAGGAGAATTTTAGTGAAAGAGCAAGAATTGTTTTTAAGACAGTCTTAATAATCTTACGAATACCAGCAGGATAAAGATATCTTGAATAGATTATAGATGCATTTTCTAACCAATTATGAAGGCAATAGGAAGTAACATTTTTCTTTGTAACATATCGTAGATCTTGCATAAAGATCCAGATATAATATTTTGTTCTAAAGATTGAGTAAATCTGAGGAATATTTTTAGATTGCTCTTCATAGGCTAATGCTTGCATGACAGATTCTTTGAAAGAACTAAGATTTGCAGGGACACGTTTAGCAATTAGAGGAAGATATATCTTATCATTATCAAAAGACCACGCACTATAAAGTTTTCCATTCATTCCATTCGCAATAGAAGATGCAGTATTAATTGTATATTTAACACCGGATCTTTCAAAGATTATCCTTCTCTTTTGGACAACAGTTTCTTGTGCAAGAGGCAAAGATTTTAGTCTAACATCACCAATAGATTTAGCATTGGATTTTACACCCCATTCCTTAAGAATTGTTTGGAGCATGGCTGTAAATTATTCTTTTCTGCTATGGGGTCAAATTTTTTTTATATATATGGATGCCACATTCCCCATGTTTCAAAGTTATTATGGTAATGAATAACATCAAAAAGATGGTAAAGAATTTTCCATATTTCATAATCAATTTCTGTTCTATTAGGAACATTATTTTTCACACGGAAGAAAATATGATTAGGTTTTATTATAATATCTTGGAATTTAGGTACACTGACACAATTTTCAATTCTATGTGTACAAAAAGTTAGATCATATTTTTGAGCATAATCACGGACTAAGATATCTATAGCTGCATCATCGTCATGTTCAAATATTTTAGGATTATTTTCATTAGTATCGTACGCTAATCTTTTAGCAACATCATTTGAAAAAAAAATATTTGTTCCTTGACAGAATAAATTAAGAAATTTAAAGCCAGTTGCGTACATGAAAGGTCCAGCAATAAGTTTTTCTTTAGGGCAAGTTGTAACTAGACTAAATAGTCTTTTAAAATTAATAAATGTAGTTGAATTACATCTCAAGATAAAGTCTGGATTTGCGTTATCATAAATTTCTTTTAGCATATTTTTAAATTTAAGAAACATGTAGGGTTTTTGAGACTCATTAGTATGTTCAAGAAAACGTTCATCATTTTTGAGAATATAATTTTGTGGTAATTTTCCGTTAAAAAGAAAAAACACAGGAATCTTATATAATTCACATTGTTTTCTTGTAATTTCATTACAAGCCAGATAAAGTGGTTCAAATGAGGAAACTATTATTAAACAAATTGTTATTACGTTATTACTCATTACTATTTAATATTTTAAATTAATATTATTTAAACTAATCTATTTTTTAATCAAGACAAGTAGTTTAGAGTTATTGGATGAGCCGCAGAATTCATTAATATGAGTTGGAAGAATGAATGTTGCAAAAGAGAACCGAAAAAGAACATCTTTTAAAGCCTCTTCATAATCCGCCTCATTTCTATCACGATATATATCTTCTATAATAATTAAGCCACCTGATTTTACAAAGGACAATCCTTTCTTAATTATTCTAATTTGATCTTCAAAAATATGAGAAGAATCATCTAATAAGATATCAATCTTATTTCCAATTTGAGCAAGACCATTAACAATACTATCATCTTTTGTTACATCCATAAACAGACCTTTGATATTTTCACCTTCTAGACTATTAAGATGATTTATATGATTCATAATTAAGTCAAATCCAAAAATTTTTGTATCAGGATGTTTGAAATAATTATACCACATAGCCATAGACGAACAATTATTAATACCAAGTTCTGCAATAACTACAGGATTCTCAGCAAAACGAGCAAAAAAAAGAGTGTATATTCCAGTGTAAGCATGTCTATGTCCATCAATTGCATAAGGACTTTTATCATTTAGTAAAAAAGCACCAAGTTCACATAATTTTGTTTTTGTATTTGTTGTATCAATCTTCATAGACTGGATGATTGGCATTTATTTTATTTATTTTTTATTTCAATTCTAAGATAACGCAGAAATCTTGATCCACTTTCCATCACGATTTACGTGAACAGAAGTGAAACCATTATCTGCCTTTAATGATGGATTCTTTTCCTTCTTCTTTGAAAGCGACCAGTTGGTAAAAGACTTGTAAGTCTTCCTTGTCTCATTATCATAGACATGATAACCCTTCTTCTCAGAAGCATCTTGATGAAAGATACCTTCTGCAAGAATCTTGCGGCCATAATCAGTATAGATACGAAGAGGCTCTGAATTCTTCATTAATGATAGGACATCCTTCTTTTCATTTGCAGGAGATATGGAAGGAGAAGAAGGTTGTGCAGGAGGAGATAGAACAAGCTCTACCTTTGGCTCAAAAACAAGAAGAATTATTTCAACCTGTGCCAGCTTCTCTTGCAATGAAGCAATTTGTTTCTTAAGCAGATCAGCCTGCTGCATGTAGATTACTTTCATGATTGACATTTTACAGTTTGGAATGTAAGAGCACTTTCAATAAATTCAATTGAAATAAACCATTTCAATTTTTATAATGCAGGAATAAATGCTACATAGACCATTGGACCAAAGATAGCTAACATAAAGACCCAATATGCTATAGTAGACATAGAATAAAGACCATTCCAAGTATCTGAAAAATTAAAATCTTCAAATTCTTCTCTTAACATATACTTCTTTGCTTCCAACCAAATTATAAAGAATAGAAGAATAGAAATTAAAATAAAATCATGTTTCATCCTATTATAAAATACTATTTTAATAAGTTTATTTAGTCCATATAAATTATTGTCTTTTTAAAAATGGAGGTATCAATCTTCATACTGTGTTATAATGAATCTGTACTCTTACCGCATACAATAGGCTATTATAGAAAAAAATTTCCTTCTTGTATTATAACAATTTTAGATAATTTTTCCTCTGATAATTCAGTTGATATTGGATTATCCTTAGGCTGCAAGGTTTATTTATTTTCTAGTGATAATATTCAGCATGAAGGAGTTCTAAGACATTACAGGAATAATTGTTGGAAAGAAGTTAAGAAAGGTTGGATAATTATGATAGATATGGATGAATGGCTTTGCATAGATGAAAAAGATTTACTTTATGAATTTGAACAGGGAACAAGTATTTTAAATTTTAAAGGGTTAGAAATGCTTGGAGAAAGTGTAATGCTTGATTTATCTGATATAGATTTAAATTCTATAAATAAATATGTAGAAAATCCTATTATGGGAAAGAATGCATGTTTTTTACGTGAAAAAATTATTGAAATGAATTATAATCCTGGTTCACATTCATGCATTCCTGTAGGAACTTTAAACTACAGTGAAAAAAAATATAATCTAAAACACATGAATAAGATGGGATTATTATATACAATTAACCGAATGACAAAACGGTATGAAAGAAATGAATATATGAGAAGTAAAAAACTTAATATTCATTATTCAAATGATGTTGAGAAAATTAAGAAAGAATATGAGGATTTATTATTAAATTGTAAATTGTTGGATCACTGATTGTGGATAGAGCAATTATCAGAACCAGACATCTTAGCAAGCTTGCACTGAGTCTTCTGCTTAGTCTTAGAACGACAGCGCTCTGAAGGAGTGGTTGCCTTCATCGGCTTACCAGAAGTAGCCTCTAGTGAAGAAATCTCATCATCAATCTGCCCCATCTCATCAGCAATAGTATTGTACTGTGCTGCAAGAAGAGTGTAGCGGGCCTTCAGTGTAGAAAGCCGCTGCTCTGCTGAAACCTGCACCTCCTTAACAATCCGCTTAGCAGAAGCGGGAATGGCAGGAGGAGTAACCTTTACCATCATCTTAACACTTTGATGGACAGGGCAGAACTTAGTGCTGTCTACAAAAGCCAGCTTACACTGATTTCCACTCTTCGTCTTCGCATTACACTGCATTGCCTTATTCTCGGCCTTTGTGGGCTTTCCGGAATTCATATTGCTTGACATTTTCACCTTCTGATTAAATATTCTGCAAAATGGGCTTTCAATTTTTTAAAAAAAATAATTTTTTTATCTTTTGTTAATTTTTTCGCTACTTAATCAGAACCCCGACGCTTCTTACGACTACGAGTGATAGGAGTCATATCTCCAAACACAATCGGATCAGTTACCTTGGTATCTCCAACAACCTTGGAGAAATCAAGCCTATTACGAATAATAACCCTAGCATTTGAGATCCTCTTGTGATTCTGGTAGACATAGATGCCTAGATATACAAGAAATGAGATTTCTGCAAGAAAACGAGTCCACTGATTTGAGTGAAGCACGAAGATAAACAGACCAATTACAGACAGATTCTTAAAATCCTCCATTACAACCTTTGAGAAAGAAAACATTTTGCCCACTTTATTATGTGGTGCAAGGCATTTCAATTTTTTATAAATGTATTAAATTCAGATTACTTATAGGAGTTATAAATGATGGATTTGTTCCGGCTTCAATATAATTAGACCATGACTGGAGAGCTAATCGCTTCTTATGAAGGGCATCAGCAATGGCAAGTGGAGCAGATAGCGTGCTTACAAATAGGGCACATCCCTGAATTGCATCTACCATTTCCGTAAATGAGGAAGCAAGAACAAGTGGAATCTCAATACCAGTTGATATTACAAAGTGATCATAATTTGATTTTTCTGATGCAAGAAATCGGACATCAGGTCCAAGAATAATGATCAATTTAATGTAATTAAATTCTTTCAGGAACCGTGCTGGAGACGTTGAAATAAAGACAGTATTTTTATACTTAGTCATTCCTTGTGTGCGAAACCAGGGAGTTTCTGACCAAGAGACATCATAATTATGTTTAAAAATAGCGTGCCAAGAATTAAAATTAGAATTATACCGCCAAATGCTTAAGTTTATATCGCACAAACATCCATCATGAATTCTTAAATCATAAATATAGTTCTGTTTTAGAAGAAAAGGCTTAATGTCCTCGTAAGTACGCACAAGTCCCCATCGGAAATATTCAAGGCTTTCTGTCATATAAATAATTCCTTTCCTTCCTGTTATTCTATATTTTTCATTGACTATTGAAAGTTGATGAACAAAATCACCAAGAAGTCCGCTTGCAAGATAGGTAATTGGAGGTAATTCAAATGTAGTAGAATTATCTCCTGCTTGAACTAAGGAAGAATTCTCAACACTTGGAATTTTGGGAAAAGACATCAGCTAAAAGAATCACATAATTATTTTTTCTGCAAAGAACCTATTATAATTTTTTAAAATTATGTATTATACTCTTTAAGATAAAAAATATCTTATCCGCTTTATTCTGCACTGCCAATTTAAATTTTTATGCATAAAGATCATCAAGGTCATCAGGTTGGGGTAAAGACCAATTGATATGGTTAACTGGAGGAGGAACAAGAGGAACAAGAGTAACAGACTCAGTTTCTTCATAAGGAAGCCAATCGCAAGAAACTATGTTAGAATCTATTTTTACAGAGGTGCAAAATTTATTAAGTTCAATTGCTGTTTGTTTCTTTTGATATTCAATTCTCCTTGGTGTTTTTTCATATTGACTGATAAGATTAAGATAAGTATCTAATTCTTTCTTATACATTTCATCTTTTAGTCCACTAGAATTCATAATAAGATACAAATTATCTCTAGCCAAGATCATCTTACGATAAATAAGCAGACTTTCCCAATCTTTTTTAGTATTTGGAGTAATCTGATGTCTAATTTTCTTTGTGATATATTTAATTTCATCTTCGTACTGTTGCCGTTTTTCATTGCTCAGCATCTTTATGTCAGACATCCTGCATTCCATTTTAATTTATAGAACAGAATGCAAGAGTTCAATTTTTACTGGAAGGATTTACAAAAAATAAATAAGTTTTTTGTTTTTGTTTTGTTCTGTTTTTTTCTTGTTTAGAAGCCGTGACGATTCGCGACTGCAGCCTTATTGAGATCATCCTGATCATACTCCGGTCCATCCTCGGGATACATCTCCGCATAGATAGCCTTCCGGCGGGCCGTAATCTCTACGACCTTGAAGGCATTTAGACCGGTAAAGGGATAAGGAATTGACTCCAGTTGCTCTGCTAGCTTCTCATCCTCATCCCAAAGAATCTGCCAGCGATCCATCCGGCGATCCTCAGCAATTGCCTTCTGCCGCACCTCGTAGCGCTTAACTGCGGCGGCGATCTGCTCCTTCCGCCAGTCGGGTCGCTTTGTCAGGTGGAACTGAACGCTGACCTCCACCTGATACTGAGTATACTGGCTAAAGCGATAAATCTGCTTGCGATCCACGTGGCAAGAGAAGTTATCTCCGAGATGGTTCTCCAGCAGACGAAGAGAATCACTTTCCTTGAGCGTCTGGTAGAAGTCATTCTGGTCATCAGGTGCCTTTCCGCCGAACTCCCAAAACTCGTCGGGGATAATGGAGGCGGGCGTCTCGTGGGACCATGAGCGGACTTCCGTGACAAACTCCAGCACAGTCCTCTTCCGCGTCAGAGGTCCGACTTGAATAACAGGATCATGCCTGCAATCCTCCCGACTTCCAGGCTTCTTGTCAAAGACACACTCGTTGAGGCTAAAGATCACCGCAGTCGGAATGTACTGCTTCTTTGCTGAGGCAGCAAGGTTAGCCAAGATGCTGCCCTTCTTCTTGTCCATCTCAGCAGCAAGGAACTTAAAGATCGGATCTGCCGCCGTGCGGTTCATCCAGTCCACCATCGTCTGCTTGTGGAACTTGCGGTTCTCCACCGCGATTGCGTTGATTTCGTTGCTAGAAGCGAAGGCCATTTCTTGCGATTACAGACGGTAGAGGTGGATATGCAGTTAACAGACCCAATTAATATTGTTGGTTGGTACTTTTCAATTTTTTGATTAACAACATGAAAGAATTACAAAAAATAGGCCAGCAGCCCTTTTATTTAAGAATCTAGTCGCGCCACCTAGGAAAGCAACCATCCATGAAGAAGTAGAAGATCATGATGCACAGAAGACAGGATAGAAACGCTGCGTAGCCAATTGCAGCGACATTGATTGCAACAGCAACAACAAGTGGCATCATTTTAACAAGATTTCTTTCTACAATTAGCCAATTAACTACTCTGCAACAGGGTTATTCAAATTTTATGTAGGGAAATATCTTACGCAGCAGAAAATACATTAAAAAGAACCCACCCTAAAGGGCAGGAGAAGAAACTGTGGTTTCTTTTTTATTGCGCTATCTAGGCGCGGCGGAAGTAGGGTCCCATGCACTTGTCAGAGCAGAAGTAGCCATCATGCTCATGGCAGTGACAGTCCTTGGAACAGGCAGACTCAATCCGGTTCGCACGAGTCAGCATCTTCTTGCAGGTGATGCAGGAAGAGACGATGATGGTTTCGCTCCGCTTGTCAAAGTCCGCCTTCGCCTTGGCAATCTTCTCCGCCTTGGACTTCTCTAGTCCATGGGGCCAGAACTGAAGGAAGATCCTGATGACGTAGGGAGTCCAATACTGCGTCTCCTCCCCGCTCTGCTCCAAGGTGTAGGAGCAGGTAAACTTGTTTCCAAACCGAGAAGCAAGTAGGGACAAGAAGTCCGTGTGCTTGACAACAGCAAGGATGGTAGTCTGCGGGCTTCCGGCCTTGAAGAAGCCAGGACGGGGATTGCGGAGAATCTCATGAACCCGAGACGAGCGAGCAACATCTTCCACTGTAGGAGTGCGGAAGTTATCATGCTCATCGTAGCACCAGTAATGATGCTCAATCTTGCCCTTGAAGATCTCCCCGCGGCAATCCAGACCTGGAGGGCTGGAGTCCTTCTTGAAGAAGGCATGGTTGGCGCTCCAAACAAGTGCAGAGGTCTTGCCAGAAGCCAGCTCTGCCCTAATCTGCTCTACGGGCGTCTCAAGATGGTTGACCCGAGACGGAGACTTGGGGTTCAAGATAGCGTCCACCAACGCATCTGCCGCCCACTCCTGAAGAAGCCGCTGCTTCTCCTCCATTACGATCTTCTTGTTTGCTGCTGCGAACTGGTCCATGTCGTCGGACGAGAAGATTGCGGAAGCGGACATTTCTTGCAGGATTGCTTGAAGGAAGAAGTTGTGGGATACTGTGATATAACCCAATTATTAGTATCTGGATCATCTAATTCAACTTTTTTGAGTGAAATGCAAGACAAGAAAGGTATTCTCCAAGGAACAAAAAATAAGTAATTTTTATCTTTTTTTGTCTTTATTTTTAGTCTAGGCGGAAGCGATAGATGCCCGAGCCCTTCTGCTCATCCGCTCAGACTCCCAGCGGCGGATGCTGTGCTGCTGGATTTCACCATATCCCTCGGGGGAGCAGAGCATGGCAAGGCGGACAGCCTCGTTAAGAAACTTGCGGCGAAGCATCTTGTGCTCTGCTCCATCGGGGGCGTCGGCGTAGAGATCCTGTGCGGCGATAGCCGCCGCGACCTTCTTCTTGTCCAGTCGGACTGACTTCCGTGGACCGCGAAAGAAGTCATTGACCTTCTGCGCGCCCTTCCACTTCAGTACGTGGAAGAAGAAGCGTTGCGGGTCAAAAGACTCCCGCGTGCAGACGCGACCCGGAATCGGGGTCCAGTAGCCGGGCGATCCCTCCGGCCCGTAGGCGGGAAGGAAAGAAGCGACGCTTGTAGAAGCCTGATGGCACTGAGCACAGTCGCAGCCGGGTACAACAGACTGGTCGCGGCCATCAGTAGAAGACGGAAGCATGAGGCTGCGGATGAGCTCCATGTTCTCGTTGTACCGAGTGGGCTTCAGGCCAACGACACGGAGGATGCCGCGGACGATGCCGGGCGTCCAGCCGAGGGACTCCAACTGCTTCCGCGGAATGCGGATTGCGGCGGAAGCCATTGCGATTTCTATTACTTTGCAGGAGGCAGAAGACAGAAAGACAGTGTGGATGTAGAGGGACAACCACAATTACTGCATCCCAATGTCATCCATTTCAACTTTTTTTGAAGGTTAGACGAGAACAAAGAGCAAGAGTCAGACAGGAACAAAAAAAAGATCTTTAGTCTTTTCTTTAGTCTTTTTGTGGGTTTATGGATTTGTGGGTTTTTATGGTTTTTGTTTTCAGATAGAATCTCTTTTT